AGAGAGATACTGCGTACCTGAAGTAGCCGTACCTGTTACGTTTTTACGCAGCGATGGTATCTGGACAGCGTTGTATATGAACTGCTCAGTCTGCTGCACAAACAAAGCAAGCTGGTCACTCGTGAACGTGTTTTCACAAATGTCCTGTATGTTCGCCGTCAACTGAGCGTAAGTCATACTCATGGATTATGCCATTGGCCCTCTAGCCATTGTGCCCTTTGTAGCAGCGCCTGTACCACGAACTTTGATTCCCGTGGTTTTTACGTCTTTCATATCCGTCTTCGGAGCTTCTTTTACTGGCTTTATCGTGCTCATATTCTTCATAACGTCACCTAAGTAGTTGTTACTGTTACTGTTCCCACTTCACCTGTCGCAACCAAATTATTTGGCGTAAGTCCAAACGGGTCACGACCAACCCCCACTGGGTTGAATCCATACTGTATCTGTCTGCTGCTCCTACTGCCAGCATCACCTAAACTTCTATCAGGTCGAGGATTACGTATCGCCTGCGGATCATCTACAGGGAACTCGCCCAGTTTTAGCTGCGGATGGTCAGGATTCCAACACGTAGGACATGCCTTTAGATTAGTGTCGCTACCCTTGCGTATTAGATTCTTTAACTCACGTAATTTGTACTGAAATCCACATATATCGCATTCAGCTAGTGCACGCTTGGCAGAGGCAAACCTCCTAGACATAGTGCATTCTCGGTACAAAACGAGCCGGAGCCTTAACACGATCCTCGTCTGCGGCTAATCTAAACTGCTCTTCGTACACTTCTTTTAGCATAGGCACACGACCCATAAGCTCTGGTTCTTTCATGGCTATGTGGTACGCCAACCCTGCGACCAAACAAGGTAAGAATCTGAAGTTCACGTCAGGAGTCTCTACTCCGCTACCTGCGTCTTGTATACGCCTCATACGGTAATACTTGAAAACGTAGGTATCGCTTTTATCAGGCACAGGCCATACGTTTATCTTTGGGTTAGCCACAAGTCTTTCTATGTAGACCTGTATCGGCCTACCTTCTGTTAACTTGTTAGGTATAGATGCGTATGTGCTGACGCTAATACGATTTATCGTAAGATCCTGCTGCGTGTACTCATCGCCAGAGTTTGTGCGTATCACCTGCTCTAACAGGTCAATAGTGTCCGCAGGTAAATCATATTGTGCGGTGTCTTTAACCAGATTTACCGTGCCCTCGTCTATCGTCCATAAATTAAGACCACGGTTCTGCCACTCAATAGTCATCAAGTTCATGGATCTACGGGCAGTGTGAAGGTCATACCCTGAACGCATTTCACGACCCGCACGTTCCCACGCTTCTTCAGCGATCTCCGTGAAGTCCATCTCAAATGCAGTTGTTCCAGAAGTAGCCATCTATTTTTTCTTCGCTGTGGTTTTCTTAGCTGCTTTCTTAACTGGTTCTTTCTTTGGTTCTGGAGCCGGTGTGGGCTGTAAATGTTCCAGCCTAGCCTTAGCCTCCTCTTCGCTCATCAGACTCGCATCTACTATGGTATACGTGCCATCCTCATTCTTACTGCCAACTTGAAAGACAGGACGCCCATCTGAAAAATTGCCGTTTTGGAAAACTTCTAGTTTATCCATTCTTACTACCTCTTACGTATAAGGTTTTCTTTCTACGGTTGCCCATGACTGCTCCGCAACCTTTATGGTTTGCGCGTATAGGGCCACCAGCCTTTGCTGTTTTAACCTTTGCTTTGGGCGTGTTAGACACCACCGTCTTACCTTTTGCCCCAGCTTTCTTCTTTTTACGTGCTGTGGTGGCACGCTCGGACTGACTCAGTGACTGTGCCTTAGCTTTGGGTAGACAGCGATCCGGGTTCTTTTTGTCTTTTGACGTACCACATGGCCCCTTGATCTTGCCATCGGTGCCGATACGTACCCACTGCTGTTCTCGCCACTGTTTAAGCTGACCCATTACTTTACCTTCCGCGCTCTACGTATGGCTTCTTTGCCGCGTTTAGCAATGTCTGCTTGCGTATGTTTACCTGCTGCCTTGGCTCTCTGCTCTAGTACCGTGAGTATCTGTATCTTCCTAGCAAAAGGCTTATTTACCTTTTTAACTTTAGCCACCGTATCGCGGGCATCTTGAGCGGTTGCATACTTTATAGACACCGTATCTCTAGGATTCTCGTCCGTATACAGCCTACGCCCGCTACCTTTTGGCTTCTTGCCTGTACCTACCTTCGGATCTTTAGCCATTACTTCTTCTTTTTCTTGCTGCCCTTTGCGTAGTTAGGATCTTTGCAATACTTAGAAGCTGCCATGTTTGCGTATGCAGACGGGTAGGTATCAAACGTACGCTTGGCCCACGCCTTACCTTTCGGGCAGATCTTACCGCCCGACTTCACCTTACCGCCTGACTTGTAGTATCTACGCATTAGTACATCTTCGCTGGACGTACGCCTTTACGAGCGATACCGGCACCGCGAACCTTTTGTTTCTTACCGCCCGTTGCACCACCTTTGGCTTTCATCTTACCGCCGACTTTATAGCCTTTGGTTTTCATCATGCCACCTTTGGCATAGCCTTTAGATTTGACTTTACCGCCAGCCATCATCTTGCCTTTACCGTCAGCGGCAAAAGCAGGAATCATCTTGCCAGTCTTAGGATCTTTTACCATTGGCATCTTGCCACCAGCTTTCATACCCTTGGCTTTCATCTTGCCGCCAGCCATATAGCCTTTAGTTTTCATCTTGCCACCAGCTTTCATACCCTTGGCTTTCATCTTTGATTTCATCATGCCGCCTCTCATTGCTTTTTTGGGTGGACGTTTACCTTCACGATCCATGAAGTTTAGGTACTGACGTAAGGTCATACCTGAATCTTTTAGTTGCTCTTTAGTTACGTTAGCACGCTTGTCTCTACCTTCACCGACATTACGTCCGCCTTTACCAGTCACAGTACCGCGCAACGGGCGTGGTGGCTTCTTTGCCATTGGCTTTGCAGAAGTGTCTGCCTTTGGTGGGCGTGGTGTAGTCGTAGGAGGTGTTTGCGGCTTCGTAGGGCGTTTTGCTTTTGGGTCAGCAGCGTTAGCCAAACTGATCGCAGAGGGGCGCTTAGGCATTGGGCGGTCTTTCTTGACCTTGCTCATCATAGCGTCACGTTCTGTTTTTTGTGTAGCCGCACGTTTGGCTACAGCAGCGTCCGTCTTAGCCTGTGCAGCTTTTTTAGCCGCCGTTTTTTTAGCTGCTTCTTCTTTTCGTGCAGTGACAGGGTTCCGGCTATCAAACTTAATTACCGCATCGCTATCTTGCCCGCCAAAAACAGGTCTTTTTCTCTTGCCTGCGCTTGCCGCACGGCTACGTCCACCTCTAATCATCGTCTTTCTCCGCGTACAGATTATCAAACACTTGGTTCACGTCGAGCGTGTAGTCCAGATCGGACTTGCTGTAGTGAATGTGTTGAGAAGGACGAAAATCTGGTGCGCCTTCTCCCGTTTCAAACCAAGCGGGATGTGTCACCCGCACCCTATTGTTTGGTAGAGCTACGATGTTACCCGTCCACTCACCAGCATCCAGTAACTCCATCACATGACTCTGCTTGTGTTGTGCAGGGTCATCGGCAATCTCGTTGTTTGTATAGTCCACTGTGAACATATACTTTGCGGGATACATCTCCCCGTCTATCTTTGCCAGCCAAGGGCATGGTGTAGCTCTATCAAGCACGTACACAGCGTGATCCCTCGAACTGCAATCCCAAGGCTGTGCTGCCCATACAGGCATAGGCTCGGGCCACTCCTCCAGAGGGGTGTCTCCTACCAACGCTGTAATCGGCATCCGTGCCCACATTGCACCTCCATGCACATTGGGTTCGTCTTCTTCGTCGTATGTTTCAGCTCCAGTAAAAATTACCTGAAAACTCAAACACCTAGTTGGCATCGTCGTTACTGCAATCGCCATAGCGTGAATAAACTCGCCATGATACTTCTCGTGGTTATGGGTATATTCTTTCCTTACCCAGCATTTGAAATACGGTACGTTGCTTTGCAAGTACGCCAACTAACACCTCCATCTCTTCCTTGCCTGCCTTAACCTTGAGTTAGGATCTTTGGCTGCTTTTGGAAATTTTTTCATTTGCCCCGCAGAACGTGCACAGAACGACTTTCTACGCGCTGCACGTTTGCCTGTGGGTTTCTTCTCCGTCACTGCGGTTTGTAGCTTACTACCGGGATTTTGCCGTCTGTACTTAGCAACGCCTTTTGCTGTCATACCAGCACCAGACTTAGTGGGTCGCTTGTCCCCACTCTTTACAGACATGCCCGCCATACCACCCTTTTTGAACGAGGGGCATGGCGATGCCTTTTTGTAGTAGCTACGCACTACTAGAACTTCTTACGCATATACAAAATAATTGTGTACGTATCTGCGCTAGTGTGCCCTACCGTAGTGAAGTTAATATCACCTGTCTTACCAGACCCTGCGTTATTGGTTAGTCCACCAAATATGGTGTAGTCGTGATTACCGCTCTGGTTTTCACCTAACTCAATACAAAACTGGTCAGTGCTAGCGTCAAACAGTATCTGCACTTTCATGCCGATACACTGCCACCAGATACGCTCTATAGTGACCCCAGTACACGCTATGCCGTATTGATCGTTTTGTAGAGCACTAACGTCAACTTTAGTAACAGCGGACTCACCTGTGCCGTCTGACACATTGGTGAACTTCATTACCGCGTGCGTTGGGCCATCAATCAGAGTCTGTGAGGTTACAGCATCAGCCATGATTGCCTCCTATTACGCTATTTGTACGTACTCAATGATGAACGTAAAAGAACCAGCGGTAGTTGCATCAACAGTATTAGTAATGTTGCAAAAAATAGTTCTTGCAGCAGAAGTATACTGAACAGAAGCGGGTGCAGTTGTGCCACTTTGGGTTTGTAAAACCAAAGAAGTAGTTGTGACGTTACCCACTACAACCGTAGTACCACCATCCAAAATCTCATCAGTCACTGCCGCAACAATCTGTGCGCCAGAGCTAGAAGTACCAACCTCATAACCTATGTCACCCGTACCAATAACTGGCGAGACATCACAAAAAATCTTGATGTCAGTAATGATTGTGTTTGCGGGCTGAGTAAACTCACCAATAGTCGGGCTGTCACCTGCGGTGGTGTTGACCGTAACGCCCGTAGCAAAGCCAACGTGCTTTACGTATTTGTTCGTAACAATGCCGGTAGACGCAATGTCCACTACATCAGTGAATGCACCAGTGCTTGCGTTCTTTGAAACAACCTTAAACCCGTTCTCTGATCGGACGGGGCCGTTAAACGTAGTATTAGCCATTGTGATCTCCTGTCGTGGCTAGTGTCAGATGCGGGATGCACCTGTCAGGGATGAGATACTTATACAGCACAAAAAGAAAAGGGGCAACAATGTGCCCCTTCTCATGCAGCGTTTTACGCTCCGGGTGATCCGAAAATCCCAAGTGGGTCGGACACGCCAAAACTATATCGCTCGCGGGCTTTATAGCGCGAGTTGCCCGTATCGAAGTCTGCATCCATAGATGTAGCCATCGGAGTACGAACAAAGTGCTTCAAGCCATTTGGTATATCAGTCGTCAAGAAGAACGCATCAGTATCTGTCAGATAGTGATTGATTGCGTAACCTTCAGGGATAGCCCCGTTGTTACGAATCGCGTTCAGATCATTGTCGGCTGTACCCACACGACCTTCTGTCTCTAACACACGAGTTGCTACAAACTGTAGGGCTGGTGGGATAATCAGCTTACGAGGACGTGCTGCGATCAACAGACCACGCTCATCCGTCCAACCAGCAATCTGAATTACAGAAGCCTCAAGTGAGGTCTCATTCAGGTCTGCCGCAACGGTCAGTCGGTTTGAGTTGGTGCCGCCAGAAACTAGCGGGTGGGCCGTGTTACACAGAGATACGCCATCTCCGTAAGTTGTGCCTGATGAAAACGCATTGTTGAGAATCGCTGCCGCTTTCACCTGCTTGGTGTAAGCCATAGCGCGAGCCAATGCCTTCGTATAACGCGAAGAAAGAGAATCATAGAGATTATCTTCGATAGCTTCCTCGGTGATAGAGAAACCCATCGCTATTGTCTCGTGCGTATACCTTGCGGTAAACGCTTCTTGTGCGTTGTCATACTCAATCGCTGCACCTTCGTCCTTGACGGGGGCAGCGGAGAAACCAGACAACTTGGTTTCTTCTTCAAATGAGCGGTCAGAAGTCTCTGATTCAAAGATTTCTTTATGCTCTTCACCGTACTTAGCATACTCCATTCCAAACAAAGCGTTCAGTCCGGGCAGGAGTTCTTTAAGTAATTGCGCTCTTGAAATAGCCATTTTACTTTACTCCTTAAATACCAGTAGTGTTATCAAACGCATGACCTGCGTTCCACTTAACAAGTGCTTCCGT